AATTTATGGCAAAAGGATTTAGTGTAACGGCGGCAGAACCGCCTAAGTCTCAAGATGAATTTGATCTTGAAGCAACAAAAGAAATGATTAAAGGTAAGTCTTTGGTTTTCTGCTTGCCTGGTCGCGGATGTTCATATACCTTTCTAAAGAACTTTGTACAAATGTGCTTTGATCTAGTGCAGATGGGCGTTAGCATCCAGATCTCACAAGATTATAGCTCCATGGTAAACTTTGCCCGTTGCAAGTGCCTCGGTGCAAACGTTCTGCGTGGGCCTAAGCAGGTTCCTTGGGATGGTAAACTGCAGTACGATTACCAGCTTTGGATTGACAACGACATCGTTTTCAACACCGAAGGTCTACTGCGTCTGTTTGCAATGGATAAGGACATTGCTGCAGGTTGGTATGCCACGGAAGATGGTCACACGACCTCCGTTGCTCATTGGCTGTCCGAAGAGGAATTCAAGAAGAACCGTGGTGTCATGAATCATGAGACCGTGGAATCCATGAGCAAGCGTAAGAAGCCATTCACCGTTGACTACACTGGTTTTGGTTGGGTACTCATCAAGAAAGGTGTATTTGAATCTCTCACCTATCCTTGGTTTGCTCCTCAGATGCAAATCTTTGAATCTGGTGAGGTTCAAGACATGTGTGGTGAAGACGTTTCATTCTGTCTTGATGCTAAGAAAGCTGGCTTTGAGATTTGGTGTAACCCCCTCATTCGCGTAGGACATGAAAAAACCCGAGTCATCTGATCGCTTTGCGATTTTTATCAAAGATGAATTACATGCCGATGATCTTCATTATGAAGATATGGGAAATATGCTACTCGATCTGGCTCAAGATTACTATGAGATTGGAGAGCCAGATCCTAAAGACGTACATGTGAAACTTAAAGTAGGAGATACTTATGGCGAAGCGCCCATCACTAACCAATAAAGTTGTTATCGATCATAAACCCAAGAAGACCCGTCAAGGGAAGGGAAAGCATACTTTATATGCTGCAAGCTCAAGAAACGGCGCAAAGAAGCGTTATAGAGGACAAGGATGAATCAAAAGGAAGCGCATGTAAGGAACTGGATTAAAGAAGTCTCTAAACTTAGACCTGAATTGTCCAATTTTGCGATCTGTCCTTTCGCTTCCACTGCAAAATTTAAGATTATAGAGTGTAACATTGACGATATCGAGCCCCTAGATGGGTTCGATGTCGTTATTTTTATTGTTGAAGACGATTTAACTGTCAAAGACATCGATCAATGGGTCGATATATACAATAAAGTCTACAAGACTTGGGATTTTTTCAAGGATTGTGGCTCTTACAGCAACTATATTGGTGGTATTCAGACCAATAATGGGCTTTATAACCTCATTTTGGCTCAACCAAATGAAAAATTAAAGAAATTTAGAGAAAAATTAGCCAAAACTGAGTATTATGGTCACTGGGATGATGCATATTTGCAAGAAATCCTCGGTGATGACTATGAAATGGTGAAAAACTCGGGATAGAAACCCCGCTAAAAGTTCTAAAGACTTTTATGGAGGTAACATGGGACACCCAAATCACTTAGATGGCTCTGTTGACAAGGGAGAAGACTTCATTAAGAGTGGAATGACACTTATTACTGAGGTTGAATCTGAAAAATGGCTCAATAAGGCAAGAACCATCAAACAAAAAGAAGAATTATACCCAATTCCAAAAGATAGACTTAGCCGTCAGTGTGGCGGATCTAATGGTTTTGATGATTTTGTTGAATGGTGGGCAGAATAGGCTATAAATAATCAAAAGTCTGTCTATATCAATGTCAGTAACCATCTCCAGGGCTTTTAGAGATATTAGTTTATCCTTTAAAAAGCATCCTATTACAAGAGATCTCGTATTACTCAGAAATGAGAATGCAATTAAAAACGCTGTTATGAATCTTGTTAGGACTTCGGTAGGTGAGAGATTCTTTAATAATCGTATTGGTACGGAAGTTGAGTCTTCATATTTTGAACTACAGACACCTGAACTTCGTATTCAACTTGAAAACGAAATTACATCAACTCTAAACAATAATGAACCAAGAATAAGACTCAAGAATGTTACTGTGTCTTTTCCTACTGATAGTAATGAATTAGAAGTTGGTGTGGTTTACGATATTATTGGACTATCACTTCCTGTACAGGATATTACGTTTATCCTACAACCAACAAGGGTATAATGGCGTTTACTCAATTTACGAATCTAGATTTCGATCAAATTAAAACATCCATTAAGGATTATATCAGATCTAACAGTGAATTCACTGATTACGATTTTGAAGGATCAAACCTTTCGATTCTGATTGATACCCTTGCGTATAATACTTATATTACTGCATACAATACCAATGCAGTTGTCAATGAAGTTTTTCTTGATAGTGCAGTTCTAAGACAAAATGTTGTCTCACTTGCAAGAAACATCGGTTATGTACCCCAGTCTAAAAAAGCTGCTAGGGCTGTTGTTACTGTTTTGGCTGGAGTACCTGCTACTGGAATTTCGAGCAGCACCCCGACGCTTACACTAAAGGCTGGTGTCGTTGCTACAGGCACTGCTAACGATTTAAACTACTCATTCTGTGTACCTGAAGACATTACAACTTCAGTCAGCGATCTTTATGCTAATTTTAGAAATATCAACATTTACGAAGGTTCATTTGTAAAATCTACATTTACAGTTGACAATACACAACCAGATCAAAAATTTATTCTTCCTAACCCAGGCATTGATCTTTCAACACTAGTTGTCAAGGTAAGACCAACTGAAGGTGATGAAGTATCAGAAGAATACGAAAAGATTGATAACATTGTAGGTTTAACAACAGTATCTAAAAAATACCTTGTTCAAGAAGTTTCTGGTGAGAAATATGAATTAGTTTTTGGCGATGGTATTATCGGAAAGAAACTTGATAATAATAATTTCATCGAAGCCACTTACATTGTAACTAATGGAAAAGAAGCTAACGGTGTTACTAATTTATCTTTTAATGGAGTTATCCTTGACAATACTAACACTTTCATACCTCAAACAGACCTCAGTATCACAACAGTAGAATCTGCTGCTGATGGCGCAGAGATCGAATCAATCAAATCAATTAAGAATTATGCTCCAAGGCTTTATGCTTCACAGTATAGGGCAGTATCAGCAAATGATTATGAAGCTATTGTTCCTGTAATTTATCCAAATGCTGCATCAGTATCTGCATATGGTGGCGAAGAATTAAATCCACCTCAATATGGTAAAGTTTTTATTGTTATTAAACCTAAGAGTGGGTCTAGTATATCTCTGTTTTCAAAAAGAGAAATTCTAAGAGATCTTAAAAAGTATAGTATTGCAGGTATTGTACCAGAAATTATTGATCTTAAGTATCTTTATGTTGAGTTAGACTCAAGTGTCTACTATAATCCCAATATGGTCAGTGACATTAATAATTTACAAAGTCAAGTTGTTACATCTCTGACTGAATATGCTGCTGCAAAAGAAACTAATCAATTTGGTGGAAGAGTAAAATATAGTAAAGTTGTAAGTTTAATTGATAGTACAAGTAATGCAATTACATCTAATATTACCAAAATTAAATTAAGAAGGAATTTAAACGTTGTTTTGAACAGAAATGCACAATATGAAATTTGTTATGGCAATCAGTTTCATGTCCGTAGTTCTGGATATTCTATTAAATCAAGTGGATTTAAGATCCTGAATAATCCTAACATATTATATCTTGCAGATCAACCAATTACAGATACATCTGGTAAGATATTTTTCTTCTATCTGGACTCGGTTGGTGAGCCTGTTATCATTAACAACAATGCTGGGACTGTTGATTATGAAAAAGGTGAAATTTTGTTAAACAGTGTCAATATTACATCAACCAGTAAGCCGAATAATGTTGTTGAAATTCAAGCTATTCCTGAATCTAATGATGTTATCGGTTTGAAAGACTTATACATAAATCTAGATCTTTCATCTAGCAAATTTACCATGATTAAAGATATTATGTCTTCTGGTGATAACGTAGCTGGAACTAGATTTACCACCACTTCAAGTTTTGTCAACGGAAATTACACAAGATAACGAAGAATGATTGATAAGCAGATTCAAAGAATAAAGACGAATCAAATTATTGGGACTCAACTCCCACAATTTATTGCTGAAGAAAATCCTCTATTTGTAGAATTTTTAAAGCAATATTACATTTCAATGGATCGCCAAGGAGGCGCTATTGATTTAAGTGAAAATATTGATCAATATTTAAACTTTGAAAATTTCCAGGAAACATTATATCTTGATGGTTCTACAACTTTAACTGCTGATATTGAAACTTACGATGAAACCATTGCCGTTGAATCTACGGCTGCATGGCCCCAGTCATATGGTTTGCTTAAAATTGGCACAGAAATTATTACATACACTAGTAAAGATGAAACTAATTTTTATGGGTGCGTTCGTGGATTCAGTGGTGTAGAGTCTTTACACAAAACAAATTATCCTGAATATCTTGTATTTTCAGAAACTGCTGCTGAAGCACATATCAATACTGATACAGTTTATAATTTAAGTAATCTGTTTTCTGTAGAATTCTGGAAGAAGCTAAGAGCACAGTTTTTACCAGGATTTGAAGATAGAGAATTGGCCAATGGGCTAAATAAGGGCAAATTTTTAACTTTTGCAAAAGATTTTTATAGATCAAAGGGTACAGATGAATCTATTAAAATTATTTTTAAAGTTTTATACGGTGAAACAAAAGCTGATATCATTAAGCCACAAGATTATCTAATTAAACCATCTAATGCAGAATGGTTGGTTACTAAAAATCTTATTGTTCAAAGAATTAGCGGTAGTGTAGAAAATATTAGAGGACAAGGAATATTCCAAGATTCGCCACAAGCATCAAGCTATGTGTATGATTCTCAACTTATTAATATTGCTGGTAGTGGATTTTATCAAATTAAATTAAGTTTAGACTCTACAGTTGGTGAATTTGCAGTTTGCCCAAACACAAAATGTACTGTTGATACTGCTGCCAATTCTAGCACAATTACGGTAGATTCTACAATTGGTTTTGCAGAATCTGGTGAACTGTATATTAACAGTGGGATTGTAACTTATACGTCAAAGTCTAGCACACAATTCTTTAATTGTGTTGGATTAACTACTAGCTTGGCTTTATATTCTGACATTGCTCAAAATAGTTTCATTTATTCATATGAGAATGGTGTTGAAACTCTTCCTGTTATTATGCGTGTAACGGCACAACTTGATAAGAACGTAACTTTAGCACAAAACACTAAGTATTTGTCAGTTGGTGATGAAATTAAGGTAAAAACTTTAGGTGAAGAAGTTGTTTCTGGCACATATAACGGCAAATTTGATCATTGGCTATACAATTTAGTTTATGAAGTAGAAGTTCAACCAAGACAATTTGGTGTCATATCACCATCATCACCATCAGTCATTAATACAAAGCAAGCTCATGGCTTTAAAATTAATGATAGTGTGACTTTAATTGATACTCAAAGTTTACAAGAGATTGATGGCACTGTAATTCAAACAAATACATCTGATTCATTTACATTTAGTTTTTCTGGTTCATTATCACAAACAGCATTATATGTTGCTAGAAGAAACATTAAGTATTCTTCTGGTGTTGGTACATCATTTGATGAAGTATCTTCTTTAGTATCAAATATTCAAAATACTTATATTGACAAAGAAAAGAAAAATCTTTACGTTACATCTTCTGGATTACCATCATATGATATTACTGCTGGAATACCAGCATTATCAAAATTAAAATATTTTAGTGTTGGAACTGGAACTACTGATGTTATTAATATTATTAATCATGGATATTATTCTGGTGATAAAGTAGTTTTTGATTCAAACGGCAACTCAATATCAGGAATCAATACTGGTATATTTTTTGTTAAAAAAATAGATAATAATAATATAAAACTAGCTTTTAGCCAATCAAGAATTTTTATTAATGATTATATTCAGTTAATTAATGGAAATGGAGTTAATGGTTATACTATTTCCGAGGCATCTCAAAGCAAAAAACTTTTAGGCAATCAAAATATTTTAAAAAGGATACCTATAACACCAAAGAATAAAAATCCTGAAGAAGTAGTAAAAACTGGTCCTATTGGCATCTTAGTTAATGGTGTAGAAATTATATCCAACAAATTTTCAGATACTGCATATTATGGTCAGATTGAATCAGTTGATGTTTTAAACTCAGGAAGAAATTATGATGTTATCAATCCACCGCAATTATTAATATCAGATTCTGTAGGATCTGGGGCTACTGGTGTTGTTCACGTTTCTGGTTCATTAACTAATGTAATTGTTACAAACCCAGGATATGATTATAAAACAGCACCAGTTGTTACTATTTTAGGTGGAAACGGATCTGGGGCAGCAGCTGAGGCTAGATTAAGATCCGTATTAAATTCTATTAAATTTAATTCTGTCGTAGGTGTCAATACTGACACAGATATTATTGGTTTTGGTACATATCACAAATTTACTAATGGTGAAGAAGTTGTTTATAAAACATTAGGCAATACTGCCATTGGAATTGGTACTACTGGTAATAATAATACAACGGAATTTTTAATTAATAATTCAAAATATTATGTAATTGTTAAAACAGAGACGGATCTTTCACTCACAACAAAAAAATCTGATGCTTTAGCTGGAATTAACACTATTAATTTGACTCGTGTAGGATCTGGAAGTCATCAACTAGTATCCAGCACCGTAAGAAATGTAATTGATAAAATTGTTGTTACTAATCCTGGTAGCAATTATAGAAATAAAAAAGTATTAATTCCTTCACAACAATATCCACCACAAGATTACAAAGATATTAAAACCGCTATCGTTGGAATTAATACCTTAGATAATTATATTTTTGCAAAAAATCACGGATTTGAATCTGGTGATATAATTCAATATTTTAGCTCATCCGTTAATATTTCTGGCTTATCTTCGGCAATTCAATATCAAGCTATAAAAATTGATTCTGACAAGTTTAGATTAGCTTCTGCTGGCATTGGAACTACGTTTAGTTCAGAAAATTATAAAACAAATAATTATGTAAGACTTGATAACTTTGGCTCAGGAACTCATACTTTTAAATTCCCTGATATTACAATTTATGTAGCAGGTCTTCCAAATAATTCTAATGTTAGCGGTATTTCAACAACTCAATCTTCAAATATTAATACGACACAAGCTACTGCAGTTCCTGTTGTAACTGGTTTTGTTAATGGCATTTTTGTATCTGAAGGTGGTATTGATTACGGTTCTGAAGATATTTTAAACTTTGATAGAAAACCAACTTGCACGGTTTCCAGTGGTTCTGATGCAGTAATTGCACCAATCATTAATAATGGTGGTATTGATGAAGTTTATGTATTGAATGGTGGTTCTGGTTATGTCTCCACACCATCAATTACAATTAGTGGAGATGGAAAATATGCTAAACTTTTCCCAAGAATTGAGAATGGAGTTTTAGTTTCTGTTGATGTTATAGATTCTGGTTCTGGATATAATTCAAACAACACAGAACTAACCGTAGTTACTAGTGGCAGTGGTTGTATTTTATCCCCCAATATTCAAAGATGGACGGTTAATACTTATAAAAAACATGAGGCTCAATTAACAAATCCAAATAATACGGATGATTTAATAATTGTTGAACCATTTAATAAAAATAATAACTTTAATCAAGCTGTATCAGTTACTGCTCCAAGATCATTAAGATACTTATTAAATGATAATATCAATTCTTCTTTAGTAGAAGTTGGAATTAATACCGTACATTCACCAATTATCGGATGGGCATATGATGGTAATCCAATTTATGGTCCTTATGGATCTAAAAATCCAAAATCTATTTCTAATTTAACAGAAATAGAATCTAGCTATATTTTAGTATCAAAGTCAAATAGACCAAATTTCCCAGCGGGATTTTTTGTTGAAGATTATGAGTATAGTGGTGATGGTGATTTAGACGAGTATAATGGAAGATATTGTATTACTCCTGAATTTCCAACTGGAATTTATGCTTATTTTGCAACAAGAAATAACTTCCCCTACATTTTAAATAATTTTAGAAGTGACGTTGATAAATTTAACTATGATTTTTCAAAATTACAAAATTATTTGGAGATTTTAGAGACAGATATTTTAAGAAATACAACTCCTTATAAATTAACGGTTCCAGAAACAAATTATTTTGCAGCTCCTCAAGTTAAGTCTGAAAGAGAAAAATCAGAGGTAGTTGCAGTATACACTGCTGGAATTTCATCTGTACGTGTATTGCTTCCTGGAGATAATTACAAAGTTGGAGATAATATTGTATTTAACAATACTGACAGTTTTGGTAGAGGAGCTGGTGCAGAGATTTCTGAAATTTTAGGAAAAACCATTAATTCAGTTAGCTATGCGTCTACTACTTTTAGTGATGTTGAATTTATTTACAATAATGATTTAGTAACTGGTATTACATCAATTCCTCACAAATTATCAAGTGGAGATGTAATCAACGTTTCAGGCATTAGCACTTATGCATTTAAATCTTTTGAGGGAACATATAGAATAGGAGTTTCTTCAATTACCACTATTTTAGAAGTTGGTATTGGAACGACTGGTGTTACTGGTATGACAACAGATGTTTCACTGCTAGAAAAATCATTTACTGACAGAATTAAAATTAATGATATTATTGGCATTAATAGTGAAAGATTTTTAATCTTAGATGCAAATAGAATCACTGGTGCTTATAAAGTCTTAAGACAGTATGACTCAACTTCAGGCACTGCACATACAACTGGTAAAGAAGTTTCTTTAGATCAACGTTATTTTACATATAATGTATCTGGTTTTACTACAAATGCACCTTTAAGAGAAAATAAAACTAAGTATTTTGACCCACAAACATCAGTTGGTGTTGGAACTACAACCACAAGAACATTAGTTGGATATGGTATATCTGCAATTTATAGCGGTGTTCAAACTGGACAAGGTTCTTACACACGTATCAATTTTGCAGCAAATCCTTTTAAAGTTGGGGATTATGTTCAAGTATCTGGTGGTTCGTTAAGTATTACTGAAGCTGCAGTTGTATCAGCATCATCTACATCAATTTTACTTGATCATAATAGCACGGCTGTGGTTGGTGTTGCTACTACTGGTATTGTTAGACTTAGAAAACTATACAATATTGAAGCAAGAAATATATTTTTACCTGGGCATGGATATGAGAATGGGCAAAAATTAAAGTACACTTTCATTGCTGGCGCTGGTTTAACATGTTCTTCAAATTCATCTTTAACGCCAACAATTACATTACAAAATAATCAAATTGTTTATGCAGTTAAAGTTGATACTGATAATATTGGTATTGTTACCACGTTGGCGGGAATAGGTAGCACATCAACTAGATTATATTTTATTGGAATTTCAACTTTCAGAGGTAATCTACATGGTTTCACTGCTTTAAAAAATAATCTAACTGGAAGTATTACCAGAAATAGAGCCCAAATTATCACAAACGTAAATCATGGTTTGCAAATTGATGATCAAATAAAATTAGATCTTGTTGCTAATAAGTCTGAGTCTGTAATTTTAAAATACAATGATACTAATGCAAAATTGATTATAAATCCAGTAAGTTTTGGTTCAACTCAAGTTGGTGTTGGATCAACACTATCATATATTAATATACCATCACACAAATTAAATAGTGGTGATAAAGTTATTTACGAAGCATCTACTCCAATTACTGCTTTAGTAAATCAAAGAGAATATTTTGTAATTAAATTAGATGATAATAATATTAAATTAGCAGAATCATATTACAATGCTACAAGAACAAATTATATTGAATTGCCACTTAATTCTTCTGGTTCTGCAACACAAACGTTATCGCAAATAAATCCAAAGTTAAACTTTATTAGAAATAGTACAGTTGGTTTTGCAGTTTCGGATGCTTCTTTACAAAATTTAAAAATTGTATTCTACGATAGCGAAGACTTTACTAATCCAAACTATGAACAAAATGTAATTAGAGCTGGTTCCCCTGGAGATGGATCTGCAAATACAAAGGTTACTTTAATTATTGATGATACTATTCCAGACACAATTTACTATCGTGCAATTCCTGTTGGAATATCCAGTATCAATAATAATGCTTTAGGATTAACTGTAGACAGAGATAATCCAAACGCAGGAAAAATTACAATCCGCGATAGTGCGTATAAAGGAACATTTAATATTGTTTCGATTGGAAACAGCACTATTTTCTTTAATTTGAATGAATTGCCAGAAGCAAATTCATATACACCAAGCGGCGTTACTACGACTTCATATGTGACAACATCAGCAACAGCAACTGGTGGTATATCTGATGTTAAGATTAATTTTGCTGGCGTTGGTTACAAATTTATTCCTGGAATTAGCACAATTACCACAGATTCTGGTACAGGTGGTTTAGTTAGAGCATATTCTGACACCATTGGTAAAATTAAAACTATTAGTTTATCGCTTCCTGGATATAATTATCCTACTGACAAAACTATTTCTCCAAAGGCAGATACTCCTATTGTATTAAGAATTAAAAATAATAATAGATTAGCTTCCGTACAAGTTTTAAGTGGCGGAAGAAATTATACTACTCCACCTAAATTAAAAGTTATCGGGAACGATACTATTATTTTAGAATCAAAGATCACTGGCAATTCAGTAATATCTGTAACTATTTTAAATAATTCTGGGGGACTAACAGAAATTGGACCTGAAATTATTCCAATTTTTAATACCAATGGCGTTGCGGTAATAGATGGATATAGTAGCGGAACTGATGTGACTCTTCTTTTAAAAGCTCCCACCAATGGATTTACATCATTCCCGTTCCAGATTGGTGATAGTGTATTTGTTGAAGGTATTGTAGGTCTTGGAAGCACAGGAACTATTGGTAGTGGATATAATTCGGAAAATTATGGGTATAGAAACTTCAATGTTACTCAAAGAGTTACTACTTTAGGCTCTGAAAGTATTACTTATTCAATAGCTGGTATTGGTACAACTGCTGGAACGTTTGATGTTACTAATAGTGCTGGTAGAGTCATTAAAACTTCAGATTTAGCAGTATTTGATGCGATTGTAGAGCCTACAGATTTTTACAGTGAGGAAAAAGTACTAGTTAATCAAAGTTCTTCTAAAAT